GGAATGTCCGCGCTGTGGCCATGTGATGGATATGACCTTGGAAGGAGGTGCTATTTATGAAGAATGAAGATCTGTCCCGGTATCTCTGGAAAGGCCTCGACCTGAAGCGGTACTCTGTGGTGCGGATCATCCCCCAGGACAAGCGCAATGCGGTTATTATCATGTACAGCAACGATAAGAACGACCCCCACTGGTGTCTGGAGTATATGGGCGGTGGTCACTACTTTGACACCGCTCAGCAGCTTATGGACTACTATGCAAGCAGAAAGTTCAAGAAACCCTTTGGTCCTCCCCTGTGACCCCCAGGGGGAGGGGGTAGGGGGGTCTAAATCTCTACGACCTTTGCCTTGGGAAACGGTGCCGAGGGCTCACGCTAATTTTTGGCGAATTCAAAGGCAAAAAACAGACAAATCAAATCAATATCACACAGGAAGGAGTGAACCGTATGTCGAAAGACGGCACGAATCGCGGCGGAGCCCGTCCCGGAGCGGGCAGAAAACCCAAAGCGATCTCGGAGAAGATAGCATCCGGGAACCCCGGTGGCAGGCCTCTGATGGTTGTGGACTTCGGTGACGAAGCGGTCAACCTGAAAGGCAGTGATATGCCTCCGGTGAAGGATTACCTCAAGGCAAAGCAGAAGGACGGCGGTGTCACCTGCGCCGAGGAAATCTATAAAGAAACCTGGGAATGGCTGCATGAGCGCAAATGCGACCATCTGATCCCCGTGCAGCAGATCGAGCAATATGCCATGTCCATTGCCCGGTGGATTCAATGTGAAGAGGCGGTGTCCGAGTTTGGCTTTCTGGCAAAGAAGCCTACGGGCACCGTTATTTCTTCTCCCTATGTCACCATGGCCCGTGAATACATGAAGCAGGCCAACACCGCCTGGTATCAGATTTACCAGGTGGTCAAAGAAAATTGCACCATCGATCTGGGTGACCGAACTCCCCAGGACGATGTAATGGAACGACTGCTCACCGCTCGTCTAAACGGGAGACGATAACACAAGCCAGGGAGGGTGGCCTACCAAGGCTGCTCTCTCCATCACTTTGCGGTCATGACGGAAGGAGTGTCACTATGAGACTGCAGGATAAAATCGCCATTAACAATATGCGGCTGGAGGGACACAGTCCTTCCGTGATTGCTGCAAAGTTGGGTCTGGCGCCGGGAACGGTGCGTTCGCACATCCATCGCCACCCGGTTATCCCAGGCACAAAAGCTTGTCAGAATTGCGGCAAGCCACTGATGCAGCCCAAGGGCCGCCGGGAGAAGAAATTCTGTTCTGATGCCTGCCGGATGGCCTGGTGGAACAGTCACCAGGAGGATGTCAGCAGGAAAGCCTACTATAATCTCGTATGCCAGCACTGCGGAAAGGAGTTTGAGAGCTATGGCAACAAGAACCGGAAATACTGCTGCCGGGCCTGTTATGTTGCGTCCCGACGGACGGAATCCGTATGACCCTAATAATCTGATTCTTTACCGCACATCCTTGGCGCTGTACCGGAACATGACAGATGAGGGCGTCTTCAACGAAGAAGAGTATTGTCAGATCCGCACTATACTGAACAAAAATTATGGGCTATCTTCGGATAGTATTTTTGCGGAATGTGCTTGATATATCCGCCGGTCAGAGCGAATATGAACTACGCCAATATGATACAAAGGAGGAAAAGAACATGGAACGAATCGTAGTGCAGCGGCACTTCCCGAAAGTACATATCCCCCAGCTGAAGCGTGTAGCTGCTTACGCAAGAGTATCCAGTGGTAAGGATGCTATGCAGCACTCTCTGTCAGCCCAGGTCAGCTATTACAGCGATCTGATTCAAAACCACAGTGGCTGGCAGTACGCAGGCGTGTATGCCGATGAAGCGCTGACCGGCACCAAAGACAATAGAGAGAATTTTCAACGGCTGCTGGCAAACTGCAGGGCAGGGAAGGTGGACATGGTAATAACCAAGTCCATCTCACGTCTTGCGCGTAACACCGTGACCCTGCTGGAAACCGTTCGGGAACTGAAAACTATGGGAGTGGATGTGTTCTTTGAAGAGCAGAACATCCACTCCCTTTCTGCTGATGGAGAGCTAATGCTGACAATTTTGGCAAGCTACGCGCAGGAAGAAAGCCTCTCCGCCAGCGAAAATCAAAAATGGCGAGTCCGCCACAATTATGAAAACGGCCTTGTCTGGAACGGCACAATCCTCGGTTACCGTTACGACCACGGTACCTATATCATCGAGCCGGAGGAAGCGGAAACCGTTCGTATGTTTTTTGACAGCTATTTGCAGGGTGACGGAATCATGGCCATTGTAAAAAAGCTGAACGCAAGCAACCGTATTACCCGTTATGGCAATGAATGCAGTCCAACGGGTGTGATGCGTATTCTGCGGAACTACACCTACACCGGAAATCTTCTGCTACAACAGACCTTTTCAGAAAACCACCTTACCAAGTGCAGGCAGCGGAATAACGGCGAGTTCCCAATGTACCACATACAGAATGCCCATGAGGCAATCATTCCTCTGGAGCAGTTTAACGCTGTCCAGGATGAGATTAAGCGGAGGGCAGAAAAGTATTACACACCCCACCGCAATAAAGGAAAGTACCCTTTTTCCGGGCTGCTGGTCTGCGCCGGATGCGGCAAGAATTACAGACGGAAAAACACAGCAACCGGAGCGGTCTGGATTTGTCCAACCTTCAATTCCCGTGGGAAAGCGTTCTGCCAATCCAAGCAGATCCCGGAAGACATTCTGATTGCCGCCACCAAGGAAGTTGTTGGTAGTCTGGATGCCCTCGGCAGTAAAATAACGGCTGTCAGAGTGGAGAACGGTAATACCCTGGTATTCTGCCATACCGATGGAACAGAAACCGTTAAACGATGGCAGGATCGCTCCCGGCGGGAAAGCTGGACTGCGGAGATGAAGGAAACAGCACGGCAGAAAGAATTAGAACGGAGGTTGCATCATGACAAACAGTAAAAACATCACAGTAATCCCGGCGACCATCAATCCGCTGACTCGACTGCCTAAAACGGCCATTCAACTCCGCCGGGTGGCTGCCTATGCCCGTGTGTCCACGGATAGTGAGGAGCAGCTGACCAGCTATGAGGCGCAGGTGGATTACTATACCCGCTACATACACAATAAACCGGATTGGCAGTTTGTGGATGTCTACACGGACGAAGGCATCTCCGCCACCAACACCAAAAAACGAGACGGTTTTAACCGCATGGCGGCAGATGCCCTGGATGGCAAGATCGACCTCATTGTGACCAAGAGTGTGAGCCGCTTCGCCCGTAACACTGTCGACAGCCTGACCACCGTTCGCAAGCTGAAAGATGCCGGTGTAGAGGTATACTTTGAAAAGGAAAACATCTGGACGCTGGATTCCAAGGGGGAGTTGCTGATCACTATCATGTCCAGTCTGGCCCAGGAGGAAAGCCGATCTATTTCCGAGAATGTTACTTGGGGTCAGCGAAAGCGCTTCGCCGACGGCAAAGTAAGCATTCCCTATGGCCAGTTTCTTGGATACCGCAAAGGTGCAGACGGCCTGCCGGAGATCGTGCCGGAGCAAGCGGAGATTGTCCGCTCCATCTATCGAATGTGCATTGAGGGAAAGTCCACCAATGCCATTGCCAAATACCTGACCCAGCAGGACATCCCCACACCAGCAGGCAAAAAGGTATGGCAAAGAGCAACTGTGGAAAGCATACTCCGAAATGAAAAATATAAGGGATCGGCACTCCTGCAGAAGAAATTCACAGTAGATTTCCTGCAGAAGAAAATGAAGGTCAACGAGGGCGAGGTTCCTCAGTACTATGTGGAACACAGCCATGAGGCAATCATACAGCCGGCTGAATGGGAGAAAGCACAGCTGGAACTGGCTCGGCGCAAAACAAACACCCGCCGCACCCAGTGCAACAGTCCCTTTGCCGGAAAAATCATCTGCGGCGATTGCGGTGAGATCTTCGGCTCCAAGGTCTGGCACTCTAACAGCAAATACCGCCGGACAATCTGGCAATGCAATGCCAAGTACAAAGGTGATACGCACTGCAGTACACCCCATCTGTATGAACATGACTTAAAGCAACATTTCATAACAGCGCTCAGCGAACTGCTGATTAACCGCGAAGCACTGTTA